TCTTTCGCAATGCATGGACTTGCTGGTTGAAGAGAACACAATAGTGCACCTTCGGGACATTATTAGGTAGAACGTTTCTACGCTCTGACGCCAACGAATCCCTTTCCACACGATAGTGTGGGAAGAGAATACGAGAAAGCTTGACGTAACGTCAAGGTAACTCGATTGGAGACACCATCATCAGTTTCTGACGGTGGCTCTCCATCCTCCGACCCAGACCAGGAATCTCCTGGCTGAATCAGACCTTCTTGTTTGTACAAAACACATTCTTGTGTTAAGTCAACATAGGATACCGGTTGGGACTTAAAGATTAACCTTTCTAGGTCTTTACCCTCCGGAATTTGTTCATAGGTTAGGTTTGCTGCTTCCGCAGCCCAACCCGGGAACTTTTCGTCAAACTGGCTCCAGATTCTCTGATATTGTTTGGCGTATGCCACGGAATTAAATTGTTTAATTTCACGGCCTAGGATCAGTTGTTGGAAAATATTTCCTCTCATCAACTGATCAACCCAGGAATCAATCGATAAAATATTATCGCTCTCCGCTTGCGCGATGAGGTCTTTTCCTGTTGCTGCAGAGGCATAACGGTCCGTTAGGTCTCCCCAGTTTAAAGTTTTAACGTTGTGGTCTTCCATCCACTTAACGATATAGCTTTTTGCGGTGTCCTTTGGGATTTCTATCCCTCTGGAGACCGAATTAGAGTTTAGCTTGCGCAGTAGCTTAAGCTCCTCTAGAACGTTGTGACCGGCGATAGCCCGTGCAACGACAAATTTGGTTGGTCCTGGCGATAGCCAGAGAGCCCACTTCCATTCGGAAGGTAAACCAATACCGTATCCGCCTAACTCCCTCGGAAGAAGGATGTTGGCGTAACATTTAGGGTGTAGTACCTTACTAGGAAGTAAGGGACCCATCCTATTACAGAATAAGTGTCGTATACTTGCGACCTTACCCTGAGCGAAGAAGCGTCTATCATTAGATAGCCACATCAACGTCTTACCAAGTTGTCCCGCCTTTCCGACGGCGACATTCTTGTTATCCTTTTTGATCAAGGTGGATTCACCTTTTTCAAGAAGTCGTACCTTAACACCATCAATTATGATGCTGTTACTGTAATCTTTAAAGAAAGTCCATCCCTTTTGGGATTGGCCGGCTTCTGCCGGTTGGTGCTTTCTATTAAAGTGAAACTTGCGTAGATTATCAATAGATAAGACACGCTCGCAATATTTGACTGCAATATGGGAACACCCATGTTTGCCATCATCTATCATAGATCCAGCTGCCAAATGATTATTTGTTATCCGGTCTAAGTACGACTGTGGTCCCATAGCTATATGGTCATCACCGCCGATATGTATGAAACGCCACGCCCGGTAGGGCGCTGGATCCGTTCCATATAAGAGGTCTTCCCTTGAAGTTTCTTCAAGAAAGGCCAATTCCTCAATCGCTAGATTGAGTAAAGTTAAGGATGGTTTAGCCAAAGGCTCTCCCATCATCACGCCAGTATTGGTGATAAACGAGTGTCTATCAACATTACGACTAGTAACTAGTCTCGGGCCAATGGTCCCGATTGCGCTCTTAACGTATTGATTGTCATGTGGGGAGAATCCCCCATAACCATCACAGAAGCCAGTGAGCATATCCCTAGCAAGGGATTGTACACTAGCATTCGTAGCATTCTTTAGATCACTAGAGAGTGCTATGATTTTGTCATCTTCAGGTAGACGATAGTCTGATGAAGTGATATAGTTCACCGCTGACCATGCTTGGTCTTGGCGGGCGAACGAAGAAAATACTGACGGATGGAACCGTAAGGCTCCCACCAATAGGTGACCGAGTGGGGCTTGATAAACATTAAGCCACCACTCGCCAACAGTAACCACGCGACCTTTATCGCCCATTTCTGGGACGATCTCGGCGCGGACTACTGGCAGCTCGTCTTTTGACCGGTATGCGCAGTATAGAATCTGTTTTCCGGTTAGATTATCTAACCCTCGGAAAACTTGATCAACGAAGATAGATGACAGTGGATTCACTGTTTCGTATTCTTCAAGATAGGTCCTTCCAATGTGAAAATTCCACTCGGTAGGATCTCTATAGAGTTG